GGGGAGAAGCGCCCCCTCCGCTGGGGAAGGGGATGTTTCCTGGTTGTCGGGGTATCGGAGTCCGGCCTTCGCCAGCGCCTCGGACGCCTTGTTGAGCCCCTGGATGCGCTGCGCGTAACCACCGGCCTCGGTGAGGTCTTTCTGGAAGGCCTGGGTGCTCTGCGCCGCCGTAGTGGTGGCCTCTTCGGCCTCCCCGAGCGGAGGGCCAGCGGGTCGTGCAGTCGTGCCCCTTGAGGAGCCTGGATAGCGCCCAGTTCGCGCGCCACCGCCTACGCCAGCGGGAGGACCGCCAACAGACCCCGGAGGGGCATCTCCCACAAATTCACCGCTCGTCATGCGGTCCATTTGCTTCTTCTCAGGGTTCCACACCTCGACAACACCACCCCGCGCTTCCGGTGTGCGCGTCATCTCTATGCCGTCGCCAAGATTCACTTGGGGTCCACCCGGACCTAGACCGCCGACGCGCATCGGCTGGATTTTACCTCCAGTATTCACCATCTGGACGCCGCCGAGCATCTTGGTGATCTGCTCTTGGTTGAAGTCCGCTTGGAGCGCCCCCTGCTGAAGGTATGCCCGGATCGGCCCGTCACCGTCCGGCATGCCCTGCAGGAAGGTCAGGAATTGCTCAACAGCCTCCTTGCGCGAGAACACGCCGCCCGACGCAAGCATTTGAGTAAGTTGGCTCGTCGCGCTTTCTTTCGTCAGCGGAGCCTTGCTGGCCAGAAGCGTTCCGGCCGAATCTCCGACCGTCTTCCACGTCTTCAGACCAAGTTCCAAGCGTGCCGCATCCAGCCCCGTCTGCGCGGTGTCGATATCCAGTTGAGCCTTCTCGCGCGCCTGAACCTGCGCTCCGAACTCGGGAGCGGCGAATGCACCGGCGGGGTCCTCACCCAAGAAGGTGAGCGCCTTGTTGAAGTCGATCTTGCCGGTGGCCGGATCAAGCGCGCGGGTGACCGCTCGCCCAAGCGCTTCCTTGCCTCCGATCTGCTGCCCCAAGAGGCGGTTGTTCAGGATGCCTTGTTGAAGGGCCTGAATTTTCGTGGGGAAGGCCAGCGGATCAACCGTATTGGCCCTATAAATTCCGGTATCGACCTCGGCCAAGTCGGCCTCCTAGAACAAGAAGGGGTTGGACCACGCGGCTTGGGCGACGTTCCCCGCGAGACTTCCGCCAGACGATCCCCCGCCGTACATGCTGCTTCGGATGGAGGGGCCGTAACCGTAACCCATCAGAGCGCCACCGAGATTGCTTGCGGCGCCCAACGCTCCAGCCGCTTGGGCATTCCCTGCGCCAACAATGTTTCCAGCCGCTCCGGCCGCCGCGTTGCCGCCGATTTGGCCGCCTTGTGTCGCAGCCGACGCCCCCATGTTCCCAAGCCCCATCAGCCGCTCAAGCTGAGAACCATAGGTCTGGTCAGCGAGCCCGGTAACGAAGCGCGCCAGCCCCTTGCCGAACGCACCGGAAGTGGGAGCCGAAAGACCGCGAGCCGAAAGCGTGTTCGTGATGCCCTTGATGCCCTGATCGCGGGTGAATTGGTAGCCCGGCAGGCTCTCCAGCATGGACTGGATACCGGCCGAACCCTCCGGCCCAAGGCCCAAAAGACGCTGAATGCCGGGCAATGCCGAGGCCCCAGCATCGCGATACGGAGCCAAGTCCGCACGGGTCTGCTGGTACTGCTGCATTTGCAGGTTGGCAGCGTTATTCGCCGCCTTGGACTGCTTGTTCGCGCCGTAGATCGACGCGCCTGCGCCAAGAACTCCGGCCCCTACGGTGGCGCCCACGGGCATCGCAAATCCCCCTCAGTGTGGGGCTATCGTATGCGAATTGCGCTGGTTGTTCTAGCGGGTGAGCAGGACGTGCATTTCGCCGTCATGGACTTCCACCACGGCGTCGTGGAGATCGACCAGACTCGGGCCTAACTGCCGGATGGGGGCATAGCCTGCGAAGACCGCCCAACTATTGTAATACACAAGCCCCTTAGTGAGGTTTCGTGCTCGCCCCATGAGCACCGCAGCGCCCGCCGCGTGGTCATGGGCGTCATCGTCGGGATGGGACGGCAACTCGCTCCCAGCGGCTTTCTTCGCGTCTTCCAGCGCCGCATGGAAAGCCCGGCCAGCCTTGCGCGTCTCCGGGTCTGAAAAGCACCACTGATCAATAGTGAGGACGAGATAGGCGATCCCAACGCCCGTATGCCACGCATCCTCGCGCCGGAACCGCTCCTTGAACCCGCAGAGCACCGCCGCCATCCGCGCCCCCGGATTGTCATCGGGACATTTGGTCAGGATTTCGATGGCGTCAGTATGGGTGAACATCCAGCGGATCGCCTCGCGGGCGTTGCCGAAATACGACCTTCCCCGCCCCTCGGTCGCAAAAAGCGTGTGGAGTTCGAAAGCCCCCGGCGTAAGCGCATGAAGAATCCAGCAACCACCATCAGCCTGGATGACGTAGTTTTCAGGGTTCTCCACCACCGACGTGAGGTCCAACGCCTCAAGGCCGCCCCCAATGTGTGGCCTGATATCTGGACGATTTGCCAAGACATTGACGAAGCCCGCATCCATGGTTCGACGGATCATCTGGCGCGGTCCTTAGAATTTGATGAGGTAGTTCACCACGGCGTAGGGCGAGTGGTTGTTGAAGGGCGTCCCCGAACCCGTGTTGCCCGTCGTGATCCCGGTCGTTGCGACGCCAGTATTCCCCCCCGTCGCGACGGGCTGTTCGCCCACCCCGGTCTGCGCAGACCCTGAAGCTCGATAGGGATTGGGGTGGAAGTGCCCAGGATCAATCACGGGGTGATTGTGCGCAGGCAGGTTCGCCACCCCCAGCGTCACGGTGTCGGCCCCCCCATAGTCCCCGACATTCAGAGAGCCGCCAGCCCCGATGGGCTTGCGTCCAACAAGGTTGGGGAGGTTGAAGGTACTTACGCCGTCGCCCACGCCCCAAGTGGTCCCAATGACGCCGAACAGGCCTGCATACAGGGCGCGGCTGACCGCCGATCCATCGCACACAAGCCAGCCGCCGGGAACCGTGGGGCTGGCGCTGAACTTCATGTCCCCGATGTCAAAGCTTCCGCCCCCTGAAGACCCGCCGGTGCGGCGCCAGATAGTGAGCAGGAATTGCCGCCACGCGGAGGTGATCTGACCGTTCAGACGAAGGTCCGCGATGGGTTCGTTGACGATGGGGAAGTTCTGCTGATCGGTCATGTGTCGGATGGCTCGACTTCAATCCAGGCGCCCTGGAGAGCGGTTTTGTAGGGCAGGCTCCAGAACAGTTCGAAGACCCGGTCGCGGGCCATGCCCAAGCGGCGCACGCTCATGGAGCGGATGTAATCCCCTGTGCTCCCAAAGGGCAATTCCACAGGGTTTCCCCATGTTCGCCCCGCTGTATCGCTCCACCGAAGCATGACCGTGTTCGTGGGGCCAGGGGCCGGCGCCGTGGCCACTTCCATGTCGGCGGTGAAGCTCTTGTACGACAGCCGCTTGCCGTCGTTCACTAGATGCGGGAAGCCTCGTCGCCGCACGATGGGCATCCCAGCGTCCGTATAGGTGTCCAGGTCGTACACGTAGATGCGGCCGTTCTCCCAATCGCCAACCACCGTGATGTTGTAGGCGAAAGCCGCGCAGTTCGGACGGATGCGGTGTTCAATGCCGTTGGTGTCCGTCCAGCATCGTTCGTGCCACTCGCCCGTGGTCAGGTCATAGGCCCACGTCTTATCGGCCGCTGGGAAGGTCAGCACGAAGAAGGTGTGGCCGTCTTGCTGGTAGGTGAAGCCGACGCAGTTCGTCACATCCCCATAGCTCTGGATGGCGTCTTCCAGCGCATGATTCGAGACACGGAAGGCGTTGTAGTCCTTTCCCATGAGCACGATGGACTGCCCCTGTCGGTCGCGGCCCAGCCAAAAGATGTTCACATCGGCCTGGGCTATCGACCAGCCCCGCACCATCCCGTGCTCAATGAAGACGCCTGGTTGGCGCTCAAAGGGGAAATCCGCCCCTCCCGCGTTATACCAAACCTCCGTGGTCAACTGACCGATAAGCCAGATTTCACGGTGCATCACCGTCACGGCGATAATCACATCCGGACCACCGATCTTGGCCGCGATATCCAACGGGTCGAAGGGGTCGGTGCCGTTCCAGAAGGGCGGCGAGATATAGAATTGGTTCGTCGCTGGCCGGTTGAAGATCAGATATCCGTCCAGATAGCAGGTGAAATTGGCCCCGTAGAAAGCCGGGTCGCTGATCTGCGTCAGGACCGTGCTTCCCAACCCCAGCCACCAACCATCCGCCGACCCATCCACCACCACCATAGTGGTCCCGTTGTCGGCAAAGCTAACAATGCTCGTGCCCGGATTGATCGTCCCGCACAGGGTGTACGAAAAGTCGGTGTTGACGAAATAGACGTTCACCCCGACGCATATGAACAGCGCCCCGTTCGTGGCCCGATAAGCCCCCCGAACCATGCCCACCACGGGCTGGATCAAGGGCAAGAGGCCCGGCGTGAGCATGTGCACGACGGGCGTCGGCGGCTGATTAATCTCGGGGGTACGCTCCGGAAAGAGGTTGACTGCCCTTTGAGCCCCCGCAATCAGCGACCGGGAACGATAAGCACCCCCCAACAATGGGACGCGCGCCGACTTCGAGTTCTTCGCCAACGCTACCCCCTGCGCTTCCGGTTGCCTCCAAGGGGAGCGCCGCCCGGCTTTCCGTCGTCATTGTGGTCGAATTTCGCGGGGTCCGCACCATTGAACAGCGACCGACCGTCTTGGCCCTCAGGGAAAAATCCCAGGCGTCTCAGAGCGGCTTCCTGCGCCCGATCCCCCGCGATGCGCCAGAACTTCACCCCCGCACGCACCACGCCGTCGATGTAGCACATCTTCGGATATTCCAGCGGGCGACTCATCGGTAGTTCGGCCCCCAGCTATCGGAAAATATCGAGTATCCCCCGACCCCACGCACAGCCGCCGGCATGTTCAGCGTGGGTAGCTGCGTGTTCGCTGTGCGAATCGTGTTGTAGGCCGTCTTCACCAGCAGATCGATGTCTCGGCGCGGCTCCAGCCCATAGGCCAGCCGCATCATCTGCATCGACTTCGCGTAGATCGCCTGTTCGTACTCCGGCGGCATCACGATGGTGTCGGCGATGTTCTCAATGCCCACCATGTTGGACGACATGAGGACGTGCAGTTCGTACTGCGAACTCATCAACGGCCACGCGTAGAGCTTCCCGATGGGCCAATCGCTCTCGTAGAACAGCGCCCACGCCGGTCCAGCGTTCAACCGCTTCAGGGTAATCGCCGAATACTCTTCCCGAGCGCGGATGATCCGCAGCGGGAAGTCCGGCTGATTGGGCTGCGCAGCCGGGTTGATCTGCCGGGCGAAGGCGTACTTGATCTCAGCCGGGCGCGGATACTGGATGTCCGCCGCTGGATCGTCATAGATCGTGTAGAAGAGCGAGCCGTCGCAGGTGACGCTACGCTCCACCAGCACGTAATCCATCCACCGGCGACGCGGCCACTGCGCAAGCTCCAGATTTAGCCGCCTGACCGCGTCCGTGGTGTCTTGGGCCTGGGGGGTCTGGCCCGTGCCAAAGACGCCGCTATCGCGAAACGCCAAGCTAATTAAGTCAGCCCAGGTCCCCACTTCACCCCCCCCCACTATCGCTGCCTAGACGACAGCGCCCTCATCGCCCTCGGCTTCCGCCAATAGCTTCTGAAGCCGCTGCACCGAATAGCGCTTGTCGAACTGCACACCGAGTTGCTGAAGCCGAACGTACAGCTTCGCCCGCACGTCTTCCTCGGTCTCCACCCGCTGAACGCCGTCCTTCACCTGAGCAGGGTTCACGTCCACCAACTCAGCCCCGCCCCCACGAAGCTCGTCCTCCTCGAACTCGTTGTAGACCATCACCACCGGGTGCGGCTTGCGTTTGGCGTCATACGGCGAGTCCTGCACCACCCCGTTCACCACCGGGATGGCCTTGGGGTACTCGCGGTATTCGACCTGCGGGAACTCCATGTTGTCGTAAACGGTGGAGCGAATTTGCTTCGGAACAATCTCGGCCGGCATCGGCGGAACCTCTCCTGTTGAGAGGCGGACTATCGCCCATGACGCCGAAAAAAGGAAAGGCGTTTATGGACTTTGCAAATAGGGGGTGTGTGCCGACTCGGCTCAACGCCTTTTGTGTGGTGATCTTCTTGGGCCACAAACCCAGAGATTTCCCATGCTCACCCATGACGAATTGATCGCCGCGAAAGTGGCGCTTCACGAACGCTTGTTGCTGGATATTTTAGAGGAGCGCTTCGCGGCGCAGCCCGATCCTATCGATCAGCTCGAAGCCTATGCCAGACGCCGCGTAACGCTCCGGCCACCCTCACAAGACCCGGCGCCAACCGGTTCCGCCCCTGGTGTGAACAGGGGGCTCGGGGGTGTTTGTAAGGTATATAGGCGCCAAGAAAAAGCCCCGGCGGTTAGGCCGGGGCCAGTTGAGCAAGCCTGAAGAGACGCTTACGAATCGACCGGGGCGGCGACCACGACCCCCCATTCCGGACGCAGAAAAGTGAATCCGAATAAGCAGTCCACGCGGTCGACGAACTGGTCAGTTTGGACGTTGTAGAAATTTCGGATGACCCGGAGCGCCAAACCATCGCTGTTGGCGCGAGCGGCATCCCCGTTGCCCGTGGGCATCTTGAGATCGCAAGTCGCCATCGTGACCAGTTGGGGCACGTAGGAGATGTTCTTGCGGTAGCGTTCGCCGGCCGTGTTCACGAGGGCGATGGCCGCGAGGTTCGCAGGCGCGGCCTGGACCGTCTGGTATTGGACCTCCGCGCCAGCGCCGGGGCCAGACGAGGCTGGAGCCACAATCGCCGGATAGATCGGGATGGTGGTCGCGCCGTTGAGCACGTTGGCCGTCACCACGAACTGTTGCAGTTCGCCATCGTCCTGCTTGGTCACGCGGTTGACCGAGTTCACGCCAGCGATGGTGATGATGTCGCCTTTGTTCAGGGTGCCGGTAATCGCATTGACGGCGAGGCTCAGGCCCGACTGATCAGCGCCGTTGACGGTGCCGTTCGTGAAGCTGCCCGTGGTGTGGACGAGCACGGTCTGATCTTCGAACCAGCGGTGGTTAAGCGCGTTGTAGATTTGCGCCTTCCGATACTGGCGGGAGATGTCCGAAGCCGGGTTGAAGAGGCCCTGCATGGTGCCCACGGCGTTGGCCATGGTGTTCGGGTGCGCGACCAATGAGCGGTCGAAGGTCTGAGCCGAGCGCTTGGAGAGCATGGCGCCAGCATTCAGAACGGTCTGCGAGGTCGGCTGAATGATCGCGCCGCCACCGTCGAAGTTGGCGACGAAGTTGGACACCCCCCCTTCCACGCCACCCATGACCGTCTTGGCCACGTTGCCGGCGAGGTTGTTCATCATCGGAGCCGCAACGCGCTCGCTGAAGTCCTGCATGGACAGTGAGAGTTGGGCGGCGCTGAAGGTCGTATCGACGTGGCGCTGATAGTTCACCACCAGCGAGGTCGCTTGTTCGTTGGTGTCCTGCGCCGACAGGGCCGGGCCATCGGCCACGGTGTAGTCGTTCGGCAGGCGGATGCGCAGGGTGTCGCCGATCTTGGCGCCCTCAACAGCGAACTCGTCGCTGTATTGCGTGTCGATGTTCTGGATGAAGGCGTTGCTGTTCTTGAAGAGACGGACGGCCAATCTGGTGATGGCCAAGGTCGTGAGGAGCGCCATTACTTAATCCCCCAATCTAATACTTGCGAGCGCTCGGCTTCGAGCAAGCATGGTTGATGTGCTGAGTTCCGCTTGCCCTGGCGGGGATTGGGGGGCGTCGCGGTTTTGGGAGGACCGCTACCTAGGCGCGGCAGACAGGCCGTGACTGCGGGGCGCTGTTTGGATGAGACAAATGAGCCGACCCCGACGCCCACCTGATAAGGCTAAGGTATCGCGAGAGGCGAAATTCGTAAAGAGGCACGGAAAAGGCCCCGGAAGTCGCCCTCCGAGGCCCTGTAATACGGTGCGGAAGCTTAGCGCCGCTGAGCCGCGAACCGCTTCTCTTCCATCGCGTCCATCCGACGATTGAACTCCTCCTGGGAGATGTTCGGATCGTCGAGCGGGAGGTCTTCGATGGTCGGCTTGTCGAGCGGCTTGATGGGTGCGGGGGCCTTAGAGACGGGCTTGGGCTTTGGGGGCGCGGTGAGCTTCGCGGAGATGCGCGCCAGTTCCATGCCCATTTTCGCCGGGGGCAGGGCGAGCACGGACTCGAATCGGTCGATGTCCCCGGCGAGCTCGTGATACACGGCGGTCGCGTTGTCGAGGTCGGCCACCGCCTCGAAGAAGTCGGGACGCTGCTGCAATTCGTCGCGCAGAGCCTCGCCGGCTTCACGGATGCGGCTGTCCCAGGACTTCGGGAAGGCCTTCTGACCTTCGTCGAAGAGACCGTCCAGGCGCTTGTTGAGGGTTTCGAGGCGCTGTTCCTCACGGACGACGCGAAGGGCTTCCTCGCGGCTCAGCGGCTTGTCGCCGGCCTCGCGCTCACCCTCCGGCTTGGCCAGCAATTCCTCCAAGGCCGCTGCGCGCTCTTCCGCAGCCTTCCGGGCGTCTTCGGCTTCCTTGGCCTTCTGACGCGCCTTGATGATCTGCTTGTCGCGCCAGTCGGTCTTGCGGGGAGCGGGCTCTTCCTCCTCGTCCCCAGCACCGTCATCGGAGGCTTCTGAGGTAACGGGTTCGGGTTCTTCGTCGCCCCCTTCAGCACCATCCTCCGGTTCGGGTTCGACTTCCGGTTCCGGCTCAGGAGCCGCCGCGCTCGGATCAGGTTCGCGGTCGCCGGGTTGTTCGGCGAAGGGATCGTCAACGTCAGGGGCTTCGCTCATGTGGTCCTCAGTTGAGTTTGCCGTCAATCATCGCATCCACGAGGTTCGTGGCGGGATTGACGGCGCGGTGCTTCAGAATGGCTTCGTGGATTTGATCCCGCATCGCTGACGACGTCAGCGAGTGATATTGCGGGTTCAGCAGTTCGGCGAGATGGGTCACGGCCGGCTGGATGAACGAGTGCCAGCGAGCGCGGACGAAGCCTTCCATGGTGGGCCACGTCCGGTAGAAGTCGTTATCCCAGCTTGCGGCTTCCTCGTAGATGGCGCGCGCGAAGTCCTTGGCGGTCTCAGCCACCAATTCGTGGGCCACGCCCTTGGCCTGAACGGGGCGCTCGGCTTTACCGGAAAATCGGCGGGAACTCATGCGGGACGGCCCTCGGCGTGGGCTTGGGCCACCAACCTGCCTCGCAGGTAGGCGTTCTCATTGCGCAAGGCGATGATGATGCGCTGAAGACCCTCGTTTTCCTCACGGCGCATCACAAGCTCTGCTCAGGGTCGAGTTGGCGCCAAACAAACATGTTTCGGTCGGTCATTGAGGAAAGCCTTGTAGCACAATCGCGGAAAGAACAGCGCCCCCGTAGAAGGCCCCGTGCATCAGTTCCACCAAATGATTCTGTCCCGTCTCGGGTTCGCCAGAGCGGATCAATTCATCCACCCACGCGGCGTAGTAGCACGAAACCACAGTGGCCAGCGCGGCATAGCCCAGAAGAGCGCCGACGAACCATATGCCGTCGCGCATGATCCCGAACGCGAGGGCGTAGCAAGCGCAGGGCACCAAGAACCGGAAGAAGGCCCCGGAGACCTCCTCCCATCCGCGCGGCGTGGTCGACCCTCCGAACATGTCGAAGGACAGGCAGCGGCCAACCACCCAGATAGTCGGCGCCAGGGCAGCGGAGATGTTCCGCGTAAGGAGCCACAAAACCACGGTGAGGATCAGGACACCGATCAGCGCCACGCGACGCCCTGACCAACTGCCGATGGGTTCACCACCCCAGAAGCGGTTCATGGCGGCAAACGCGCCGGGCAAAATGAGCCAAAGAGCAACGGTTACAGCCATGGGGTCCTCTCCTGTCGGCTTTGGCGAAGCGGACGCAGGATGGACTCTCGTGGCTCATCTCGCAAGCGCCGTTTGTGATACGCCTGCCACAGAGCGATGACGACGGGAGCCGCTGTATAGACCACCGCTGCCGCCGTAAGCCACATCGCTACACGGGCTCGTCCTGGGCTTCAGGAACCATGGGAGGGGGCATCTGACCGCCCATCGCCGGGGCGATCTCTTCGGGGGCCGGAGGAGCGATGTAAGCCGCCTCCCCAACGTCTTCAATAGACCTCGACGTGTCGGCCGCCTCATCCAGCGCCAGCATCACCAACCGCAGCAGACCCTTCGGATCAAGGGCGAGTGCTTCCTTGATCGCGGTGAGGCGACCCGATTGCGCCTTGTACCCTTCAATGGCGAGCTTCTGCTGGTCGTTCTGCCAGTCCGCTTCCTTGTCGGCCAGCTTCTGCGCCAGTCCCATAGCGAAGTTCTGAAGCTGTTCGATCTGCTGTTGAGCGGCCACCATGTCGGGCGACGGGCCGTCCTTGAGCGCAGCCTGGGGCACCAGCCTCTTGAGGCGCTGAGCGGCTTCCTCGGCCCCCGGAATGTCGGCGAATCGCATCCAGATATCGCCCACGACGGAGATAAGTTCCTTGTTGGACGAGAGCAGTTGGGAGAAGGCCTCGAAGGCTTCTTGGCGACGTGTGGCGTCAGCGGGCCCAACGTCGGCCTGCACGTCATAGGCGCCCAGACGAGGGTTCAGGACCGCGAACTCGTTGCCCTGTTCATCCTCCTCCTTCGAATAGGCTTCGGGAGCGTTCGGGTCGATCCGCAGTTCCGTCTCGTTCCCCGCCTCATCGCGGTACTGCACCATCCGGTCGGTGTCATAGACCTTCGGAATCAGGTCGAGCAGTTGCTTGCCGCAGAACCGCACCGCAATCGCTTGGTGGTCCAGATAGTGATACGTGGCGTTGTCGCCTTGGCGCTGGCGCTGCTGGATCGCCACGCCGGACTTCTCGTTGCCCGGCTGACCGAAGTCAGCCTGGTTCTGACCCGAGACGAGGTACATCTGCTCAAGGGCGTCCCGAGCCCCCTGCATGAACACGGGAGCGCCCGTGGGGGGCTGCTGGCGCTGCGGAGGCGGCACGGGATTGCCGTCCTCATCCGTGTGGTTCCAAGGGAGGACGGAGTAGTTCGCCGTGTTGGCGTTGTTCCAATACTCCTCGTAGTTCTCAATGGCCCTGGCCGGGGCGACATAGGGGACCTTGCTCTGAAGCGCCCCGAATTCCACGCTTGCGGAAAAGTTGTAGTTCAACATGCGCTGACTATCGAGGAGCGCCCGAGTGTGGCCCTTGCGGTCTAGAAGGCCATCAATCACGGTCTCTTCGCCAACCACACGGATGAGCGGGATATAGCGTCCCAGCCACTCCTTCTCTTCGGCGATATTGTCGCCGACGATCTTGAAGTACTCCACCTTGGTCAACATCACCGAGCGCATGGCCGTATCGGGAGCATCAATGATCAGGTCGAGAAGGGCCTTATCCACCTCCTTCTCGGTCTTCACCACCTGCTCGCCCGTCGTCGGGTCCACGAAGGCGTAGAGCTTCGACTCGTCCTGCACGCAGCGGAAATACTCCGCGACCCGCACCCGCTCCCCCAGCATCCAGGACTGATCGGGGGCGATTTCGTTGTCTGCGGCGATGTCCTTGTACTGCGGATAGGCTTTGTCGAATTCGTCCTTCGGCATGTCGGTGAAGACGAAGCCGTAGCGGGCGTCGGAGCCGTCAAACTCCGAGATATCCGGGTCCAGATAGACCGTGAGGGGGTCCTTGATCTGGCGGATGAAGATGTCCTGATCGAAGGTATCGTCGCCCACATAGTCCGTGACGAGCCGGAACCACCCGATGCCGCCCTGCACCGCGAACTTGAGCGCGAGTTGGTAGGCGCTGGCCGCGTTGGAGATGTACTCAATGTGCCGGATCAGCCCATCGAACATCTGCGCGGACTCGAAGGACGCCCCACCACGCAGCGGGCGCACCTTGATCGCAATCCGCGCCTGCCGCGCATCGTTCAGGATATCGAGGTTGTGCTGGCGAACCCGGTTGATCGTCAGGTTGACGCGCTTTTGACGGTCGGCGAGCACGTTTGTAGGCCACTGCCATTGGTTATAGGCGTCGGCCTCCGCGAACTTCACGTCGTCTCGGAACCGCGTGCGCGCCGTCGCCTCCCAATCGGCGCACCGCCGGAAACGCGTGCGGGCCTCTTCAAGGATTTTGCGATGACGCTCTTTTTGGGCGCCCTTGGTCTTTTCCGCCACGACTAGCCCCTCATCCAATCCGCCGGACCTGCGCGCAGGGCGACCCTTTTCGGTTGCGTGGAGCGTGGCTTAATTGAAGCCGCACGTCTATGCCACGCCATTACAACCGCATCAGCGTCATCGGGCGATGATCCGACGCGTTCTTTGATGTCGTCTTTGGACTCCATCAAGATGCGATCCCCGCGCACCGTGTAGCGCCCCACGGAGAGTTGGGCCGACAAGCGCTTATCGTTGGGAAGCATGATGTCATCCCCCAAATCCGGGTCCAAGGCTTCCCGAAGGCGCCAGTACATCATGCTGCGGAGGTTGAAGAACCCGAGCTTGCCATCCGCCGTGCGAGCCTGAGAAGCAGCGGAAAAGACGATGCTATGGCAGTCAATCCCATGGTCTTTCTTGAGGTGCGAGCGCACCCCAGAACCCCATCCGCCCGTCCCATCCACGGATAGGTCAGCCTCATCCCGGCGCGCTTGCAGCATCATGAGAGCGATCTGATCTGGGGACTGACACTCAACGCCCGGCTTTTTCACCAGCGGACCGAACCACCCGCCCTCGTATAGGGGCGCGAGGACCGTCCAATCCTTACCGCCAAGCGCCACATCGGCCGACAGGGCCAACATGCGCCGACGCTTCTCCGGGGCCTTTTCCCAACGCTCTTGAGCTAGCCTGATCCATTCGGACGGTATCACCTGCCACTCGTGGTCCTCGCGGCCGGCGAGGAAGTCGCCTTTTAGCAACTGCGAACGCAGGGGTTCGGGAAGGTTCTGCAGACGCCCCCGATACCCGCTATCTCGTAGGAACGGGTTGTCGTCCAAGAGCGCAGGGATGAACGTGCGGCTCTGGTGTTCGTAGCTTTCGCCTTCGATCACCGTGACGCCAGGGCCATCCACCCAGATTGTTTGGTCGCCCCTAATGTAGGCCCACCGCAACTCGCCATCACGCGCTGGATTGGCGAACATCGGATCAAGCCAAGGGGCGAACCACTCAATGAGCCAATCCCCTTCGCCGCCCATCGGGGGGTTAGACGCGATGACGATGCGACACCGCTGTTTAGGGTCTTTGGAGCGCAGCCAGCCGATAACGAATTTCACCTTGGCCGATGATAGCTGGGCTCCTTCGTCGAAGCCGATCAGATCATGGTCGCGCCCCTGCCACGTCAGTTCCGCGCCAGGCTTTTCCAGCGCCCCGAACTCCAAGAGGCGACCGTTGCGTTTCAGAACCTTGTCAGCGCCATTCCAGCCGTCCCGTGAGCCCACGATTTCCAGCAGCCGGTCAGCCAGCCCCCGAATGTCGGTATAGGCACGACGGAAAATCACGGCCTTCTTGTGCTGGGTTTGGGTGAGACCCAAGAGAAGGTCGGACTTCCCGCCCCCCGCCGCACCGCCGTACAGCAGGATATCGGCCTGGGAGAGGAAGGCGTCCGTCTGGGGGCCGGGGTTCGGAAGCCACCCCTGATCCAACTCCGGCTCAATCATGTCGTCGAGTTCGGCTAGTTCATCAGCGCTCATGCCCGCGATGAGCGCCTTGAACTCAGCCAATACGTCGGTTGTCATTGGCCGCTCGCTTCGCCATCAGAAGGGCAAGCCCACGGGCGCGATCATCATCGGTGCGTTCTTCATTCTGCACCGTGACCTCAATCTCTTGGGGCCGCTCGCGCCAGCCCGCACGCGTCTTCATCCAGAAGATCGCAGCCGTCAGCGCCGCTCTATCGTCGCCGGTGGCCATGCGAAACAGGTTCTGCGCTACCTTCGCATTGGCTTCAGTCACGCCAAGCTCAAGTTCTTCGGCGAAATTCTCGCGCAGCCTCGAAATGCCGATGCCGATGATTTTGGCGATGCCTTCGCGCGGGACGCCGTAGCCGGCCAGCAGCTTAACCCGCATCTTGTCTGCTTCGGTGGGGACGTAGGCCATGTTAGCTCTGGCGCAGCGGCTTCCCGTTGTACGTCATGTCGGGCGCGCCCTGTTTTCCAGCCGGGTTCACGCGTTCATGCGTCTTTGGCTGGGGTTTGGCGGCGACTTTGTTCGGCGGGGACTTGGGCATGTGGGTTCCTTAGCACTTGGGCGGCGACGATTTCGAGGTCGGCCGCGCGGGAAGGGCTTTGTTGAGGCGCTTGGCCGCAGCTTTCGTGGGCTTAGCGGGCTGAGGCTTCTTGGCCATCTCAGTACTTTTTGTTGACTGTAGTCGAACGGACCCCAGCCATCTTGCCGCCATCCTTGGTGTTGGCCGGCGACTTGGTCACGGAGGCCGGGAGGCCCTTCTTCGTGCCCTTGGTGCTCGTCTTCTTCATGGATGCCCCCTGTGACTTGAGGGCGTCAGTATCGCACAATGGAGGCGATTGGAAAGCCTAGCGCAGCGCGAGCCCCGGAACCCCCGGCAGGAGGCTCAGCAGGAAGACCACCGCAATCACCACCATGAGCACGATCGCCACCGTGCGCACGGGCTGCGGGAGCGGGATTTGCGTCAACGCCCAATAGACCAGCGAGAAAATCAGCGCTGCGACCAGAATGTAAACCACGAGCGTGATCATAGTCGCTCAACGAGCGCGGTGATGGTTGGTTCCGAACAGCAAAACGCCCCCGGCGTGAACCGAGGGCGTTCGCACATCCTGACGCTCCGGAGCGTCAGGCCCCCACTAAGTCGGTGATGCTTTTGCCCAGCCTCAGGCGCTCACTGATGGTCGGGCGCGGAACACCGAAAGCACGCGCGGCTTGAGCAACCGTCATGGAACCCTTGCTGGTTTCGATAATGCGGCTGCGGCGTGTGTTATTCGCCTGCACGAACCGGTCGGCCCAAACGCAGTTGTTGGGGGAATAGCCCTGATCGTTGTCGACGCGTTCGAGCGTGAGGCCCTTGCGGAAGGTTT